GCGTTCTGCCACGTCGTGGCATCGTGGTGCTGGTGTCCTGTTCTATGACGGTGATGCAGCAGACCAGTATCGTTTTGGTTCTTCTGCGAACGTTGACGTGTGGACACAGGGTCAGATTACCCTGCTGAAGGAGACGGCAGAGATCCGTGCATCTGGCGCTACCCTGCTGGAGACTTGCGACAGTGGTTTCTGGATGGTGGATGCATCCAGGGATCTGTACCTGTACAACGGAACTACGTTCACTGCGGTTACTGGCGTCACGAGTGACGTGTATGACATCGCCACTGATGGGCAGAACGTTGTTGTCGCTACCGCTAACGGTATCTGGGAAGTGGCAGAGTCCACGCTGACAGCAACTAAGTTGTACAACGCACCTGGTTCTGGCTGGACCCCGCACCACATCGAGTTGGTGAAGTCGCGCATCATGGTTGCGGCGCAGGTAACTGACACGTTCCCGTATCACGTGTTTGAGTTTGGTCGCAATCCCGCTACGCCCCCGACTAACGTCAGCATCAATACTGATTCACGTTACGCATCGAAGAGTGTGGTGACGTTCTCCGCTATTACGGAGACCACTGGCGCAATCCTTGTTGCCATTAACACGGGCAACCGTTCGAAGGTGCTGTCGTTCACTGTCGATAACAGCCCGTCGGGTAACGCTGCTCTGCTGGAACCGATCATCGTGGCTGAGTTCCCTAGCGGGGAACTGGTTAACGAACTGCGCGGCTACCTGTCCACGTATGTCATCGCAGCCACCACTAAGGGGCTGCGTGTGGCGGAAGAAACCGCTAACGGTCTGGGCTTCACGTATGGTCCGATCACTATTCCTGGAAACATCTCTGATGTTTCGTTCAATGGCGAATACATTTACGCCACCCGCTCCGATGAGTTCCTTGGAGTCAAGGGCCTGTGGCGTGTGCATCTAGGCACTCAGGTGGATTCCACCTACGCTTATGCCGCTGATCTGTCTATCGCTACTGGCACGCCAGTCGCTGCGACAGTACTAGGAACTACTGGCCGCATGGTTATTGCGACGTCGGCGAAGATATTTGCTGAGTCCGCGACGGTCCTGGCTGCTACTGGCTACGTCAATTCTGGCTACGTCCGCTTCGGCACCACCGAGTATAAGCAGCCAGTATCGTTTGCCGTTCACAGTGGTACTGCATACGGTACTCTCGGCGTCACTGTGCAAAGTAACGACGGGGATAACGTCACCTTTGAATCGATCCCTCAGGATCGCGTCCTCAACATTCCGCTGTCCTCCAACATGCTGCCTGATACTCAGTTCCAGGTAGTCACTACACTTACTCGGGACAGCAGCGATACTACGAAGGGGCCGATGGTCGAGGAGTGGCAGTTGCGTGCGCTCCCAGCACCACTCCGTTCCCGCACTATCACGATACCTCTCATGTGTTACAGCGAGGAACGTGACTCCCTCGGCAACGTACGTGCTAGTGATCCCTGGATTCGCCTTCGGTCCCTTGAACAGTTGGAACAGTCGGGCGGAGCCTGCCTCTTCCAAGACTTCACGACGGGCGAAGAACGTATCTGTATTGTTCGTGCGATTCAATACGATCAGTCGTCCCCGCCCACCTTTACTGAGGGCTTCGGTGGTATGGTTACGGTCCAACTTCAAACCATCGATGTGGAGATTACGTAACCGTGCAGATTTCCTTAGTGCCGCTAGTAATGCTTGGTTCCTCGGATCCTTTGGTTGCACATGTGAGGAGAGCGCTAAACGTTCCAGGCGATAACACGCTAGATCAAGGTCTAGCGGAGTTGTTGCGTGGGGTGCAACGCTCGAATGGACTAACTCCACACGGCGAACTGGATGAACAGACTCTTTCTCTCTTCGGAATAACCGCATATTAAAACCTTCCAGACCATGGGGGCACCTTCGGGTGCCCCCTTTTCTGCGTTCTCTAGGGCCTCGCTAACGCTCGGCCCCTTTCCAGATTCTCGAATTTGAGAAACGCCCCCCTACCCCCCGTGAATAATTATTCAGGTGGTGTAGGAGAACTCCTCTGGATCTTTCCGTCATCCGTCATCTGGAGTTCCCGCCCCACGGCAAGCCGCCCTCGGATGATACACGAAAACTATGCGGGGTCAAGACCCTTGACGGCTGTTACTGATGTGACTATCATCTGACCATGAGACTTGGTGACGAAGAGTGGGAGTTAGAAAACTTCCAGCGCATTCGCCTTGAGGGCGAAGTGGAGATGCTGATGCACAAGGATCGCTGCATCATCACGTGGCCCTGGTGGCTAGATCCCGAGGTGGTCCGCGAGTCCGTGCTCACTGCGGAGACGATGGGCTTCACCACGATGACCGAGGTCGGCAACATGGTTGACTACAAGATTCCCGAGATCGACTGCAGTGACTGGGACTACATGCTAATGGAGGCAGAGTGAATACAGCGCCAGCACACAGGTCGTACTCGCAGATGAGTACGTTCTACAAGTGTGCTCATCAGTATTACCTTTCTAAGATTGCTCAAGTACCTGAGGTGCCTGCCGTGTATCTGGTGGCTGGCACTGCCGTGCATACGGCTATCGAGAAGATCAACCATGCGCATTATGAGAAGACATCTAAGTCATGATAGACACACGGGGGATCCCTTCCCGTACTTGCGTGAACTGCGGGCATGACACGTTCAAGATTCTTGTCAGGTTTGACGAGGACAACACCATCGGCTGGTACACGACAAGCGGCTACTGTGCCGCGTGCGATGCACCCGTCACTGTACCGACGGAGATTGATGATGAGTCTTACTGAACTGTGGGCTGACGTATGGCGTGACGCGCTGATCGAGGCTGAGCAGAAGCATGAGTTGCCGCTGGATCAGTGGCGTACTGCTGGCCGCAGGACGAAGGCCAACCCTGATGGGGAGACTCTTGACTGGTGGCAGGGTGATGGCCTGCAGCAGATCGAGAAGTACAAGGAGTGGCTTGAGACGTGCGGCTGGCAGATCGCGACCATGCCTGACGGCAAGCCTGGTATCGAGTGGGAGGCGCAGGTCACGTTCGGTGGGTCACCGATCCGTCTGATCGTTGACGGTATCTACAGCAACGGCCAGGACTGGATCGTCGTGGACTACAAGACAGGTTCGCGCACACCTACTGGCGTCATGCAGTTGGGTCTGTATGCCTCCGCTATCGAGCAGGCGTATGACATCCGCCCCAAGTGGGGCGCGTACTACATGACACGTAAGGCTGCGCTCGATGACTTGACGGACCTCACCCCTTGGGGCATAGACTTCTTCGACCAGCAGTTCGCAGCAATGAACGCATATATGAGTACGGGATTCTTCCCAGCGAACGTCGGCGACCACTGCTCGTACTGTTCCTACCGTGACTACTGCATTGCAGTGAATGGTTCCAAGTCAGCAAAGTATCCAATGAATAATCCACTGAAGGAAGGCAAGTCATGAGTAACAGCACTGAGTCCCCGTTCTCCCTGACCATCAAGGTCGGGCCGAACAATGATCTGCTTACGGGCAGAGCCAACACTCTCGAAGAGATGCTGGCCCGCATTGATGAACTGAACACCGTCAAGGCATACATGGGCATGAGCAGCAACGCTGCCCCTGTCACAACCGTACCGAATGCGGTACAAAATCTGGCCGCTGGCGGTATCGCAGCGACCGACATCACCGACACTCCTGCCGCTATCGAGCAGAAGACTGACAAGTGGGGCAACGTGTACACGAAGGGTGACCCGTCCGCTGGCACCTGCTCGCACGGTCCCCGCTACGTGAAGAACGGCACCAACAAGGCAGGCCGTGCCTACAAGGGCTACGTCTGCGTGAACGGTTCACCGTGGGGCGACTACAAGCAGGCCACCTGCGACATGGTGTTCCCGAACTAGTATGCGCTCACTGCTGCAGGTAGTCCGTGGTACGTCGGAGGCGGGCAAGGATCTCCCTGAGATCCTGCCCAACCTCACGGCGGCAACGATTCAGTTTCGTCACGGGCAACTGCACTTGATCTGTGGCCAGCCAGGGCGCGGGAAAACTCTTCTCGCGCTCTGGTACGCCATCAAGTGTGGCGAGCCCGTGCTGTACTTCAGTGCCGACTCGGACATGGGCACGGTCGCTAACCGTGCTAGTGCCGTGATGCTGAAGAAGACAGTGAACGAAGTTAAGGAGATGCGCCAGGGTGCTGGCGTTACCTTGATTGAGGATGAACTGTTTGAACTGAACCGTCGCGTGCGTATCGATCCTGATCCGCATCCATCTATCGATGGTATCTACGAAGAAGTACAGGCGTACATCGAACTGTTCGGTAAGTGCCCGTCTGCCATCTTCATCGACAATCTTATGAACGTTGCATCAATGGCC